AATAGGTATCTTTGTTTCGTACCTATTTTCGCCAACACTATATTCTACTTTGTAACCGCTATCTTGACCCAGATTTAAACCAAAGTAGCTTCTAGCAGGATATATGTCGCCATACGGCCCTTTAGGCCCGTGCATATTTCTACGGGCTTCTTCTTTGCCTCGCATAGAAAAATTTGAACCTTGACGTTCTGGATCTATTTCTGTGAGATTATCTAGTCTTGAGAAGTGGGTTAGAGTAACTAACCCATTTTCATCTACCTGCGGGGCGACATCGACCCTGTCATCTCTTGATCGATCAAGTTGTCCACTGAGTTGATCTCGCCTTCTATCTCGTACCCTGAGTTCTTCAAAGCGCTTAACAAGTTTCGCGTGATCTGCTCTTCTGACATTCTTGAGTTCACCTCTATAAGTTCCGTCTTGTTTGGTTTGTTCAATGCCTGTTTCGGTGCCGATGATTGCATTGTCAAAGTCTCCCTGATTTATTGCTCCCAAATTAGCTATAGCGTCTTGACCGCCAGCATCTCCAATATATAGTGCATCTGCCTTGTCGTCAATGATGACGCTTGCGTCTAAAACGTATTGATTATTATCAGCATCAAACCAGCCGCCAGCATAAACTTTAACATCTATATCCATAGTATCTTTGTATGCTTGCACAAGATTTAATATATTTCTTACCTGCGCCTTCACATCTTCTATTGTAAATTTCTTTGCAGAACTAACTATTTCTGTTTGTTTTATTGGTGCTACAGCAAACCCTGTTTTGGGTGTTGGAGCGCCATCAATAGTGACTGTAAATCCATCTGGATTGTTAATTATAAAGTTTTTTAATTGTTGTACATCTATCTCTGATTTTTCTACTGGAATAGATGAAAGATCAGCTTGCCTTGTTCTGTCTCTTGGTTGAACACGTCCAAGCTCACCACGTTCTCTAAGAGCTATGTCTCCGGTCTGTATCTTCTCAAAGATGGAATCAGAGGTATTGAAGCCCTCTTTAACATGAGTGTCTTGAACGCCCTTGAAGAAATTAACGATACGCTTAAACAGGCTTAGAGGCTTACCAGCAACCTTGAGCCTACCGTCAGCCCAAGACCTAAACATCTCAGCTATAGCTTCTTCATGTACTCTTTCTTCATACTGCTCAAAGCTCTCGTCTGATCTCTTCTGATTTATACGTCTAGCACGATCAATGAAGTTGTAGCTTCTCTCTACGTTCTGACCATTTTGTACTATGGTATATTTTCTCTTAGACGCTGCTTTGACTAATATATCGTACTCAGCCCGCGTGAACAGACCAATATCTCTTAGGGCATGTATGACCTCGTGATTTAAGACACTTCTTAACTTGTCCAGCCTTTGGCTCTCAGTCAGACCAGCATCATGTATGCCCATGGCAAGAGATATCATCTTCTTCGATGGATCGTACTGGCCTTCCACAATAACGCCCGGAGGGGCTGGGAGCATTCTTTCCGCTCCAAATTTAACATCAGCACCAACCATCTTTTTCAAGTCTTTAGCAAGCTGACGGGCGATTTTGTCGGCCTTCTTCTTGTATTCCATGGTTTGTTCTGCAACAGACGCAAGAGATGCTGCTTCTAAAGCTGTGTTTGCTTGTTCCTGTGTATACTGCTGTTGCTTGAGGTCGCCTTTTGCTCCAGTTCTGGAATCAATAACATCAACTTGACGCTGTAGACCTATAGCCCTTTCCTCGGAAAGAAGAATAGCTTTGTCTATCTCATCCCCAAGAACTTTGCTTTTTTCTAAGTCTTGTTCTTCCTTTGGGGTTCCCTTCCAACGGTTTTTTAGTTTTTCCTCTGCTTTGAGTTGTTTTTCTTTTTGCTTTCGTAAGGATTCAAGTCTTTTTTGTTCTTGTGACACAGTGCCACGCAACGGTGCCGCAACATCATTGGCTATCTCTTGTTCTGTCAGTGGAACATGAACATTTTCTTCTGTTTGCCTGATGACCCTGTTAGCGATCATCTCGTCTCTTATGTCTTCGGCGACACTAGGGGCTACGGCATCGCCTTTGTCATCTTTTGCTACGCTCTGTATTGTCTCAACATCAGCTTTGTTTTCTTCGATGACCTTCTTTACGGCGGCATCATATTGTTCTTGATTGAACTTCCGCTTGGTGACGGCGTGTGATGGAGACTTGGAATCAACAGCACCTTTCTGCTTCTGTTCAACTGTGTCAGCTATGCTGTCAAGACGAAGGCTTCTAAGTTCGTTTACGGTTACCTTGTTGTCTTGCAGACCAACTGCGCTTCCTGCACGTTGCGCCCTAGACCTTCTAAGAGTTTCTTGTGTCTGATCATCTAGTTTATTTACAGGAAACTTAACATCACCAGCAGTTATATTCTCTAGTTCTTGCTGGCGTTTCTGCTCTTGCTTCTCAAGAGTCATGCCATCTGTAGCTATCTTGTTTAAAGCGGCATCTGTCTGCTCAGATTCTTCTAGTTTTCTTTGGGCTATTGCTGAGCTTCTATGAACCTCTGATCTTAAACCAGAAAGATCTTCTTCAATCTCTGCCTTCTTTTTTTGTTCTTCTTTCTTATCAAAGTTGTCAACGGCCTGTGTTGTGCCTCTAACTGTTCCGCCGACTAGACCAGCAACTATTGCAACCTCTTTGTATTCCTTAATAGCCTCTGGACTCATTATGTCTTGTCCAGCTTGCATTCTTTCTAAAACTTGCTGTCCAACCTCTGTTGGTGCCTCTACAACAGCACCAACGCCTACCCCCTTTATACCTCTGGTAAAAAGCCCACCACCCTTTACAAGGGCGGGAGTTAGGAGGGAGCCGACAACTATTCTATCTGCTATGAAATCTAATGCTGATTGAGGTATCGCTGTTAATGCAGCTACGCCTTCGTTAACTGGACCGCCTTGCTCTTTTTGAGCCTCACGGTTCATGCCATAGAAAAACGGAAGGTTAGCCGCTAAACCGCCAACAACGCCGCCAACTATCGTTCCGACTGGACCTAAAACAGCGGTTCCAACAGCCGCCCCAGCAGCGCTACCGCCTATTGTAGAGGCTAGTTGAGATGATTGTTCTGCTAATGCTTGCCCGAAGAAATCAAAGCCACTACCGATGTCTTTAACATCATCAAGTCTTGTTGCGTATTGCTCTGCTTCAGACAGTTGCTGTTTGTTAGTCTCAACTACCTCTTCACCAAACTCTTCTAGGAAATCAAGGCCAGTTGTCTTTCCAAGACCCTCTAGTGCAGAACCAAATCCAAGCTGTAATGTGTCAACGCCCCTGCCAAATGCTTGGCCTATAGCGCTCTTATCCTCTTCCTGATCCACAGGGGCAGCAGAGGTATCACCAAGACCAATGAGGACTTCGTTTATTTTTTGCTTTTCTACTTCGTTTGGCGTCAACCCACTTACATTAAATGGGTATATTTTGCCAGACTGACCCTTCACATAGGATATTGGCACATCTACACTCCGGGGCTTGCTACATTAAATTTTCCCAAACCAACGCCTGAACCCATTAATCCTTGCGCTTGCTGCTCTAGTTGATCGGCTAAAAATGATGCCCTGCTTTTGTCCTCGTCACTTAGAGCATTTGCTGCCTGTTCTCTTAGGGCGGCGGCTCTTTGTAACATTTGATTGGCAGTGAATGATGATCCTTTGCCTTTTAATTTTGCTCTGGCATTTATCAGATCAACCACACCTTCTTGATATCTATCTTGAGCTTCGCGGAAAGCTGTTAGTCCAGATACGCCAGCCTCTCCTACAGCACCAAGCAATGTAGGCTCTTTAGATGACATGAGAGCTAAGCCAGCTTGAGCTAGAGCTAGATACTTGTCAGTCTCTTTATCTTTATCTAACTTGTCTTGAAGGTCTTGTATCTCTTTAGATAAACCAGTTGATCCTGTTGTTGTGTCGCCAAAGACAGTCGTGTTTGACTGTGTAGATGAAGAAGACGTTTTTGAGGCAGGGGTAGTTTCTAGATTATCAACATCTCTTAGGCTGTCCTCGTACTTTGATCTATCGCCAAACTGTTCCGCATTTCTTTGACTTTCATCAAATATATTTTCGCCTTCTTTTTTAGCAGCTTCAATAGTTTCAGCAGCAGTTTTAGTATTTCCTGACATAGATTGATTGGCAGCAAGAGAAGCTGCTAGGGACGCAGCATCAGCGGATGCTTCTTGTTGCTCGATAGATGAAAAAGGAAATGCCCTAGATGCAGAAGATGAATCTGCTAGACCCTCTGCATTTTTAAAGTCTCTATTAAAGTCTTTTCTGTATTCAGATGGAGACTTTGGAGTAATACCAGATAATCTAGATCTTCTAACATATTCTTGATACTCATTACTTTCTCCAGTTATTTGATCAGCAATAGTATCTTGTAAGTATTCTTGTTGCTCACCTGCTGCCTGACCTTGAAGATCTTGTCTAGACCCAATTCTTTCTGAAACAGGTACATTTTCATCTCTTCCAAAAGCAAACAACTCGCTAAGACTAGACGGGAAAGTAGCGCCGCCCTTACCTTTTTGCATTCCATCAAATATCTCTTGGGGAGACTGATTATTTGTCGCTGCTAAAGCAGAGAACAGACCCCCCTCTTGATCTGACTGTAGACTTGCCGCGTCTAACTCAGCTTGAGTAAGGGTAGGAGTAATCTGACGATCAGGATCGTTAAGTATTGATGCTATCTCTGCCTCATCCTCTGTGCTAGCGGCACTAATAGCACGAGCTATCTGATCACCAGAGTATCTGTCCTCATAATCACGCCCTTGTTCAAAGCCAACAATAGCAGGAATTAAATCATCCCTAGCTTCTTTGAGGTCAAACTCTTCATCAGGGTCCATTCCAAGTGTGTCACCAAGATATGAGAGATAGTTATCAAAACTCTCTTTATTGTCTGATCTAGGAGCATAACGTGATGTAAGACCACGCAAGGTGTTGATGTCATACTTATCGCTATATGTACCCAAGAGTCTAGCAAGAGCGCGTAAGCCCTCATCCTCAGTGCCGAAGGTGGCATAACCACCACCCTCACCTGACTCTCCATAAAAACCTGCGCCGGGACGTATGTTGCCGGGATTGTTCTGACGCAAGCCAAGGGGAATCCCGTTAGCAGCTTTTATCACACCGCCCTCATTATATGCTATAGCTCCACCCTTGCCACCTCTTCTAAACAAGGACGCTCTATCTCCAGCACTTCTTAAAGGTGATGGGCCTCTGTATCCGGGCTGTGCAAAGAATGGTACTCTATCAAAACCCGAATCCTGCGCGGGAAATTGCACGAGGCGATGGCTTTGCAGATCAACTGGTAAAGGCGATGTAGAATTTGGGCCTCCTAAATCAACGCCAAACTTTTCTTCAGCCATACCCTCGACCTCATCAAGGAACGGATCTACACCCTCTGACACTTTGCCAGAGAGTTCCTGACCAAACTGAGCCAAGCCACCAGAGCGCATAGCTTGAGGCATTGTTGAGCCAACTGCATTTTGTACCATGGTACTTTTTGGTGCCATTGCCTCAGACATACCCATAATGCCGCCTTGAGGCACACCAGCAGCAGCTACGGCCTCTTCTGCAACAGTAGGCTCCTGCGCTGCTTGACGCCTTGACAGGTCATCCCTGACCCTTTTGCGCCTTTTAATTTCACCAAGAACAAGAAACTGTGGCGCAGAACCTGTAGGGGCTTGCATCTCTGATACTAGCTGTTGCTCTGAGAAGTTTTTTAACTGATCTTGGACATCGATTATATTCATTAGCCGCCAAGCCCCTTATAAAGACCAAGTGCAGATATGCCTGTCCCAAGAAGTTGCTGGATGGGATTGTAAGCCTGCATTGATGTTGTTTCTGTAGAGGGTTGTATTGGAACACCCCTCAAAATAGATGAAAGGAACTGCAACTGTTCTTTTGGCATGTCTCGTTGACGAATAAAGTCTTGATATGCCAGATCTAGGCCAGCCTGATCTCTTGCAGTTTCATCTTTTCCTATTTGCTCAAGTAATTGTGCCGCTTGTACGTCACCATCTCTTGCTTGCTGCCCCAGCTTAGCTAGATTCAAACCAAGGCCAGCGGCTGACTCTGCTGCGCCAAGGCCAAGTTTTTCTGCCTCCATGCGTTCACTAGCAGTCATCTGCTGTTCTCTGAGCATCTGCTCTTGTACCCTTGCGGCCTCTCCTGCTCTGGCTGTATCAAAGCCCATCAACGCATCTCGTTGCCTCTCTCTAGCGCCTCTGTCTCTTTCAAACTGTTGTTGTGCCTGTTGAAATGCTTGCTGTTGCCCCGAAGCCTGTATTTCTGAGAGTTGCCTTCCAAGCGCCTCCTGCGCCATCCCTTCTTGAACCGCTTGACGACTGCCGCCAAATGCTCCCGCTTGCACGGCTTGTGATGCCCTGCCCGCCCCTTGTCTCTGTGCGTCAAGAATAGCCCTCTCTTTTTGAACATCGACCACTTGTTGCATGTATGGGTCCATATACTGCTTTGCAGCATCTAAGCCAAAAGCCTGAGATGTATCTTGAAGTGGAGAAAACCCAAACTTTTCTGCTGTAGATTGATATTGATACGGATTAAAGTCTTGGGACTGCATAGCCCGTTGTGCTGCGGCTGTAGAAATTGCAGAGGCTTGCGGAATGCCAGCAATGCCAGACCCAGCTATATCTCTAACCTTGCCCCTAGAATCCAGAACATCGCCTGATGTATCTGCTATTCTTTGACCCTGATAAGCCTCGTAATCACGTTTTGACTCACCCTCTGTTCTGTCAAGAAGGCGCTCAAAATAAGGCTGTACATATCTTGGCAAATTAGACTGAACAACAGTCTGATCTGATGGCACTGATGATTTACCCTTACCCATTACCTAACTCCATCCTGTAAGCTATATATTCTGGGTTCCACCCATATTTTTTAAGTATTTTGCCCCACGCTTTTCTTCCATATCCTTCTAAGTGCATACAGTCACACTCTTTGGCGTACTTCTGTAACGTGTTGAGGACTAGGGGTAGCCATTGATTCATCTTGCTTCCTCCAACCCAATCTAAAGCCATGGCCCTTCTGCCGGGATATTCTATAACTCTGCTTGTTATAGCAGCCACAACGTCACTTTCTTCTAAAACCAGCCACAATACTAGACTACCTTCTTTTAGTTCTGCCCTTATATCTTCTGGCTTGAACTTACCCTTAGATGTCTCAACAGACTTGTCTAAAACATCTTTGGCCTTACTCCAAACAATATCCACACCCTCTAAAGGAACAGCAGTTATAATCATGCTGGTAACATCATACTTTGAGGGACTTGTTCTGGCTGTTCGCTCTTGCCAGTTCTCATCTGCCTTACTCTGTCCATCATTTCATAGAGGGAATCCGCGCCCGCGTCAGTCGAGCCGTTGCCAATGCCACTAACAACATCTGCTGGAACAATAAACTCACCGTCTGATAAGACAACATCTTGCTCACCTTCAAGGGTTGCTGGGATCATATCATCCATCCCATCACCAATGCCCCCTACCATGCCCTCTGACACTTCTGAGTTATCATCAAACTGACCGCTTCTGACACGCTCTACAAGGTCTTTTAAAGCGTCTTCACCGTATGTAGAGACAAACATAGCTAAAGATCTCTCTGGCTCTGTGTCTGTGCCTTTGATAGCATCTACGGCGTTGTTTATAATTTCTTTGTCATTCGGCTTTGATACTTCGCCACCCTCTTGGAATGGCTGAAAATATTTAAACTCTGGATCGATGCCCGGTCTGTAGTTCGGGTCCATCTCTCTCATGCGTCTTTTAGCAGCTTCTGCCTCTGGAATATCAGAGTAGTCACGACTAGGCATAGCTACACCTTGAGGCTTCATAGCCTCTAATGCTCCTGTTGTGCCAAGCGCACTGAGTGCATACGGATTAGTTGCAGCTTGCTTTATGCCTTCTAAACCCGTTGCCTGAACAGTTGCCCCGGCTGGTGAGGAGAAAAAATTACCTGCTGCTGGCGCTGTGGTAGTCGGTAGCATGGCACCAGAAACATCCGCTGTTGGCCCAAGAGAAGCAGTACCCTCCGCTCCAGCGGCTCCAGCACCACTGCCAAACATGCTACCTAGAGCCTTACCCCCAAAATAAGACATGAGGCCAGTTCCTACAGCCGTTTCAAGATCATCGCCCTGAGCTAGAGAGCCAATACCAGAGCCAAGGGCGCTAGCTAATAGTACGTTTCCACCCAACATGCCAGCACCAGCTAGACCAGAACCAGCTAATCCTAATATCAATGGTAAAGCCATAAACTACTCCTTTGAGGCGGCTAACGCCCTCATTCTGTCAACTAATCTTCTAGCACGATTCGGGACTTGCGTATACCATCTCGAATCGACCATCTCGTCTGCTGCTGCATCAAACAGCCTAGCATCCACCTCTCTTTTCATACCCACAAATTTAGAAAGACGCGGCCTGCCCATATTAAACATCATATTTGCGATTATATGTTGGCATTCTTCTGGTAAATCATCAAAGTCTGAATACAACTCTTTGCATTCATCAACAGTAACCGCCATATCAAGGGCAAATACTTTCTGCACCCTTTCTTGTTCGATCACTGTGCCAACAGGCTTGCCGTATTCTTCATCGTTTTTAGTAATTAAATGACCGATTCCGAAAGTTGGTAGGTGAAGATGATCTAAATATATTTCGTACTTGCATCCCTCATCTTCTGCAATCTCTGTTCTCAACTTGTCTATGTTCATTTGGGCGCTCCTGAAAGTGCAGCTTTTATGTTGTCAAGGAAGGTGCCTTTTCTATTGCTTGCTTCATACTCTGTCCTGCCTTCAGCGGCTGTGGGTATTCCACCGGGCAAGCTGTCAGCCTCGATCATTTTCTTCTGTTCTTGAGGCAACATTCTAATCAGAAGGCCCAAACCAGCAGGCGTCATTTCTGCTAGGCTTCTAGAATAGCTTTTTGGAACAGGAACATTTACAACATCACCTAAAAATGTTGTTGGGGAGCTTCCAAACGAGTCTAAACCATATCTAACCTCGCCAGTTTCAGTGTTCCCGCCCACTGTGTCGCCGAATATGTTGTATTCTGCAAATGGATTACGATACCTGTCATAAGCCAAATTCATGATATCCCCCCTCTGTTGTTCAGAGAAGATGCCGGAGTAATCAACATTAGACGGGTCTGCACCCAAGAACGAAGCGCCATATGGATTTGTAAGGGTTATATTGTTCTGATTAAAAAAGTCTTGCTTGCTCAGTATATCAGCTATACCACCATTAGCACCCTGCTGGCCCATGGTTGGAGCAACAGCGCCAAGCGGCTGACTAGCCATAACTTGTGAGCTTATTGCTGACTGATCTATTCCTTGAGCGGCGGCACCAGTATTAGAGGCACTAAATCCACCATCATAATCTTCTCTAGCCATTACCTTTTCCCAAAAAACTTGGTCGCTGACCTTACGGCAAATGATGCGCTCACGATTACCCCCAACGTATACTGGTAGTAATCAGGCATAACCTCTAAAGCAGCAAAGCCTTGTGAAACAATGTTTCTACCCCAATCACCACAGAAGGCCAATATAAGCGGGATTGAGAACAAAATTGTAAGCCATTCGTCTTTCCAAGAGCTTTGACTGCCTTTCGCCATCAACCGCTCCCAATCTGCGGTAGATGTCGCTGCTGAAACCATAACTTGCGCCTCTGCCTCTGCCTTTGCTTTGGCAACAGCAGACTTACCTCGTTGCTCCTCTGTCTTTTTATCCATCCAAGAGCTAACTAGCCCTGATATTGGTCCTATTAAAGCCTGTATCATTTTTTACTCATCCAAGCTGTTGTGCCCATATAAGCCCCGACTATACCAGCCCCGCTAATATAAAATAAATTGCTTATGTTTGATAATGCCTCAATTTTTTCAACTGGCATAGCAAACATTATTACTGTAAATATCCCCATTCCTACCAACGTGTACCTAGCCATTCTAAGCTGAGCTAAACTTTTTCGCAAATCACGCTCTGTTTCTCGTATTTCTTTGGCGTGTTCAAGTTCCTCATCAGTAATCTCACCATCTCCGTCTAGGTCATACTTCGCGTATTCAGTGTCATTTTGAAACTTTTTTTCTGCCATGGCATCAATCCATATTTGTACTATGATACAATTTTAACAGTTCCACTATCGTTATATAAAGCTCCAGACCCCAAGCCGCTCGCGCTGGTTGGTAAATTTGTGAGAGTTATTTTTGTTCCCCGCATCTCGCCGGGGTTTCTTTCTTGAGTTATAAACAACTCAAGCGCCCTAATAAGATCCTGCATATACTGTACAGAATACTCATTAGGTGCTTCTGGGAGTCGTGGTGGTGCTATCTCATTTGACGACATTACCTTCTACCATCCTGAATCATATCAATCCTTGGGCTTCCAAGTTTCCATTTTGCCCCTGCTGCCGAAGACTCAACACGAAGCACAAATGACCTGCCCCTTGTCCTTAAAAATAACTGATCTGTATAAAGCTCTACTGGGGACGATGAAGTTCTTGTTGTCACCCCAGACTCTGTATTTACAAAGCTCGCACCCGGAAAGTTCCTAGACTTTATTGTAAAAGTAGCTTGAGGAGAAGTTAAATCGGTAGAACCAGTAAACGTAAGATCAGGTATGACTCGTTTGATGTATGTAAACCTGTCTCCATCACCCATATCCATAGCGGCAGACTCAATATAAGATGACATCGATGATCCATCATCATCGTACCCAAACTCATGATTATATAAATACTGATCGCCAGCAGCTATCGGATAAATTCTTGTGCCTCTGTCAAGCCAAGCTGTTCTAGACATTGTGCCAAAATACCAAATATTTTGACCGTAATTATAGACTACATACTTATCATTATCAGAGCTTGATGCAGAAGGATAAAACCAAAAGACTTCAGAAAACTCAGAATTTACTCCAGATACAACCTTTTGATTTTGAGAAAGGTTAAAATCCTGAAAGATTTTATCTTTTACAGTGCATTCTAGCTGTTCTGTCTGACCAGCATATCTGTAGAAATTATCTATTCCCATCCAGTAGACAACATCTTCTGTTGCCGCTGCCGCATTTGGACCCATTATAGTTATGTTTGATGAAAGTTGCTGTAGACCAAATGTAAATGGCGGTCCTATAAACCTCATAGAAAATAACGATGTGTCAGTCCATATTAGAACTTCTCTTTTTGTTTCTACTGCCTGCATAAACGTAGAGCCAGAGCCTAGTCTTAAACTGCCAGCGGTGTTTGTTGAAGTTGGGAAGTAGTCTATAGGGTTCTCTTGATCAGAAAATCTTATTAAAAGTGGGTCTTGGGTGCCATTGCCTTGAGTCGCAGATGAGTTTGCACCTATATCATCACAGCCAAAGACCAAAACATGCCTATCCTGATCTGATACAAGAACTTGCTTAGCAATTGTAGGAACGCTAGTTTTTGTCCCAGATAACGTCGAAAGTTCTATTGCTCTAGTAGAAAGATTATTTGTTCTGTCCCAATAGAATATACCAGCATCTCTTGGATTAATTATGAGGTCTTCACCAAAGTTGTCGTGCGACCACAATCGTATTTCTGTCGTGGTCGTAAGGCCATTTGGTTCAGCAGATCCCCAGCCGCCCCGACCCCATGTACCCGCTCCCCACCCAGTACCGCCAACAACACTGTCAAGCCCGACATTAATCTGATAAGTGCCGACAGTGCTACCACCACCATTACCCGTATCTGAAGAATTTGCTGCACTGGCTAGTGTCACCTTGTAATTATTAGCATCCACGATATTAACTATCTGATACTCTGCATTTAACACTGTAGCTGTAACTGTGCCGCCCAAAGAAGCCGCTCCAGAGAATGTAACAAAATCATTCTCAAATGCGCCATGAGAAGCGTCAGTTACGGTTAAAACCGTGCTTCCATTAGACGCGGAGAATGTTACATCTCCAGCACTTGTTGCAAGCCTTATAGGAGTTACGTCAGAAAGCGCCTGACCTTCTTCTATATAATACTTAAGGTGAGTGCCTATGCCTAAATAGTTAGAGCCGTCTAATGCTATCCAATTATGCAAAGCTCTAGCAGAACCAAGATATGTAGAAGAGCTATACTTCTCCCATCCACCTATTTTCTCTGGGTATCCAAGCCTAAATCTAATTTTATCACAATCGCGCCAACCACCTTCATTACTATAAGATGTAATGTCCTGATTAATGCCCGGATTAAATTGTATTTTTTGTAATGGCATTAAAAAACCCTGTCCTTGAGTATTTCCGTGTGTAACTTGTTAGATTGATTCCTGCTGTTATGTTTTGATGATGTAATTTAGGATCAATGTAGGTTGTACGTTATTGTGTGCGCTTCCACTACCCGCCGAACCAGAGGTTCCAGTAAAGCTGGCTGTAGAGCCAGAGTTTATAACTTTAGATGCTCCAAACACACCGCCAGAGGTTCCTGCGTCAGCAGGAAGAGTTACATTTGATGTGTGCGTATGTGCGGCTAGTTGCGCTGTGGTAAGTGTGTGTGTTTCCACACCACCAGAGGCACCAAGCGTGTCTCCGTTTACACCACCCGACTGATTTGTAAGGCGGTCAGCGGAAGAGCCACCCATATCGTCTTGACCAGCAATTGTGCGACCACGTAGGTCAGGCAAGTTGAAAGTAGTAGAGCCATTACCTGTACCGTAGGTAGTACCAATGGCACTAAACAGGTCAGCATAAGTGGACCTAGATACAGCCTGTCCATAGGTCAGCAACCAGCCTGTAGGGGCCGAGCTACCAGCGTGTGGCATGAGCATACCAGAGACGAACCCGCTGCTTACAGCCCCTGTAGCAAGCTTAGCGGATGTAATGGCACCATCAGCAATTGAAGCTGTAACGACAGCATTATCGGCAATTGAGGCTGTGACGACAGCATCGTCAGCAATTGCGGCTGTAACGACAGCATCATTAGCTAATTTATCTGCGGTTATATTCGCATCTGTAATTTTAGCTGTAGTCACGGAGTTTGTGGCAAGTGCCGCTGTATCCACAGCGTTGTCAGCTAACTCTGAAGCACCCACTGCGTCAGCAGCTATCTGAGTAGCGGTTATCGTATTATTGGCAATGTTCCCAGCAACAATTGTTGTATCTGCTATTTTTGCAGAAGTGACTGCATCATCCGCAATATCGGCAGTGGCAATCGTGCCATCTACGATTTTAGCTGTTGTAATTGAGCTATCAGCCATGTCAGCAGTAGCAATCGTTCCGTCAGCTATCTTAGCAGAGGTAATGGCACCGTCATTTATTTGTGAGGTGTTTAAAGTAACAGTTGTAACTGCTGCTCCAGAACCCGCACCATCAGCAAAAATCCACGCTATATCACCATTTGCAATACTAGCATTTGCACCGCTACCTTGCGTAAACGTAGCAGTTTGTCCAGAACCATTTTTAACTAGGTAAACCTTGTCCTGATCATTTGGGTTTATGGTAATTGTGTTTGTACCGCTAGGCGAACCACCCAGAACAAGGACTTTAAATCCTCCATCAGACAAAGCCCCGTCAGATGTTGTAAGCGTGTGGGTTGTGCCAGACAACGTAATCGCACCAACGCCGTTAATAGCGCGGTCAATAATGTCAAAGTTTGTATTTGTAGTCGAACCCCAAGTACCCGATTGCTCTCCGGTTGAGGGTTTTTCTATGCCAATATTAGATGTATATGTACTAGCCATTTAGACCACCTTTTCCGCCCACTGCTCGATTGTACCACTAGCATTGATTTCTGTCCATGAATCGCCAGTATGTGTTAATTGAGTCCATGTTTCCGCACCAGATGGAACAATTTCCGTCCACAATATACGACCATCTGCGGTCATTATAAATGATGCACTCATTTCTGCCACACCAAGTCTAATTAATCCACCTATAACAGACTGAGTAAATAATGCCTCTATATCTACAGATGTACTAAATACTATAGATGGAGCGACAGACTGGGTAAAATTAAAGTCCTGTGTAATCACACCTGATGCAATGTTAATAGCCGCTGATGACTGAGTAAAGTTAAAGCTCATCTCCGCTATGCCCGATGCAATCAACGAGACATCTGCCGATTGCGTAAAGCTAGCAATCTGTGTTGACACGCCACTTGCGACTAGCGCAGCGGTTGAAGACTGGACAAACACAGACTCAAGCTCTACTGATGTTGTCCTTATACTAAAAGCATCAGTGCTTTGAATAAAGCTAGCAATCTGTGTAGAGGTATTACTAGCTATAAACATCGCGTTGGTAGACTGCGTAAAGTTGGCCGACGCATCTATAACACCGGACATTATACCAGATGCCACGGACGCCTTACTGGACGTACCGATCATCTCAGCTACGCCGAACTCTATAATTCCTTGCGCG